CGCCACCGTTCCTGCGGTATTGGCTACCCCTGAGAGGGCGTATACTGTGTCATCGTCTATGACATCAGCCATCCATTCGGCCAGGGCGTTTTTAGCCTGCTGCTTGAAATCAAACGCCGGCCTGCGAAGAGACATTTTCCCTGCCGATCTTACTGCGTTTGCGCGTAAATCAATCTTTACGGCAAAGTCATGAAAGACCATCGCCTCTTCATTTCCCTCAAGAGCTCCGTCTCCGGTTACTCCCGTACCTGTTAACGGGACGCGAAGTCCGAACGTTACCTGGTCTCCCTTCTCCTTGGTCAGGTCCGTCTTAGTTTCGATGATGTTGTTATCGCCCTTGCCGACAAATTTTCCGAAGAAAACCTGCTTTAAGGCCGTTTTGAACATTACCGCCGACCAGTGTTTAACTGTTAGGTTGTGGTCTGTGCCTATGCTGGTATCAGCCATTTTCTTTTTCTCCTTTTATTAGTCCTCCATAGAGCGGAGTTCGGCTTCCAGTTCTTCAACCGGTTTACCGAGGAGCGATTCCATTTCGCTGTCTGTTGTAGACAGTCCTTTTTCGCCCCCGCTTCCGCCTCGAGGCCCTTTCTGGTTGTTGATTTTTTTCAGGAGTTCCTGCTTCTGGACTTCTTTCATTTTTTCCTGGACTTCCGGATGAGTCAGTCCCAGGCGGTATGCGGTCTCGGCCGGGTCATGCGAAGATTGTACGGTCTGGTGAAGCGAGGGGTTTTCCTTGACCATTTCTTTGTAACCTTTATCGATTACATTCATATAATCAAGTCCCTCTCCCACTTTATCTGCCGTGTATTTGTTTTTCGCATTAGACTCGGATTCCCTTATCCGCTCCGCTCTGCTCTGCTGCTGCTGCTGTTGCTGTTGTTTCTGCTGCTGGCTGGACATCCTTTTAGCCAGCTGCTTGGCCTGGGCTACTGTGAGGTAGTCGTCGTCTTTGACATCGTCGCCGATTATATCCAGTTCATCCAGGTCTTCCTCACCGCTGCCTTCTTTTTCCAGCTCCCTGCGCAGCATTTCGTTCTTGACTCTCATCTGGGTTAACTGGTCTTCCACCGAGTGCCGAAGTTCACGCTCTTTCTGATTGTCGTGTATAATCCCCTGCACTTTCGGGTGTTTGTTCCAGTCGTACCCGTCTTCGTCCAGTTTTTGGAGCAGCTCCTCGTGCTGCGCCTTCTCGTCCTGCAGTTCCGTTTTGTTGTCAACTTTTCCGTCTGCCATCTTATTTCTCCTCCTCGCTTATGGGGCGAGTTCCCGTTTACCAGCCGATTATACGGGGGGCTGTTCCCTGGGTCCCGGCCGCATCCCCTCTGGTGTGGGAGGCACAGGAGACCTTCTTCCTCCCGGCGCTCCGGCCGGGGGTTGTCCTCCTGCTTGCGGTGGGGCCTGTCCCTGTAACTCTTTCATATGGTTTATTATCGATTCTTTGTTCGGTAAATCGCTTAATTCTATAATGTCCTGCGGTGGTATAGGCAGCCCGGCCTTTGCCGCTTCAAGCAACATCAGGAAGTTTGCCATTTTTATTGTGGGCTGGTTGGGGTTTTTCTCTACCCTTATGCCGTAACGCCCGGTTTTGAAGTCTTGAAGCTGGCTTATGTCTAAGTCTTCTATGCTCTCATGGAGAACCGCTTTGATTTCCTGGGGTGAGTATATACCCGACTCCCTGATAATCTCCACCAGGCCCTGCCCGAGTATCTGCCGGGAATATGCGAAGTTGTCAAAGATACCCTCTGACACCAGCAGACCCTGTCTCTGGCGCAGCTGCATGGCAATACCCGACTCTGACGCCGTTTTGTCGTGGCCCATAAGGTCGGCGCTGGCTCCGGAGATTTCCTTTACTGCCTGCTTTGCGTTTTCCCCGAGAAGGAAATGTCCTTGTGACGGATTGGCCGCGGTTATCTGCTCGGGTTTCTTTCCACTCATGTACTCTATGTTAATTCCGGGTTTGGACCCGAACGTTTCAAGGTCGTCCTCGTCGCCGGCATACCATCCTTTTGGGCCGAGCCAGCCGGAGTTGGGCTGTGTGTTGAGTATATGCAGCAGCTGGGACATCCTTTTGTTGTGTTCTCGCTGCGGGTCTTTAATGTTATGTACTACCCCGAAGGTTACTCCGTCTACCCAGTAGGGGCAGAACCTCACGAACGGAAACTGATGGAACCCGTTAAAGGGGTCTTCCTCGGTCTCAAGTACCACGTTTCCCACCATTGTTGTCTTGTGCAGGAAAGGCAGAACTCTCTCTATAATCTTGAAGTTAAGTTCGCTGCCGGCCTTTTCTTGAAGTTTTTCTATGAGTTTTTTGTTTTTTTCTTGGACCACTACTGCGTCGTAGGTCTCTTTGTTTATGAACACGTCCCGGCGTTTCCATTCTCTCCAGAAAATCTCTTTTACTTTATATTTTCTCTTCTTCTGTTTTCCGAACACTGCCGACTCGTATATTTCGCCGGGTTCTTTATACCCTCCATCATCGGTTGATACTATCTCTTCCGGAGAGGTTTCTTTCATTGACTCCAGAACACCGCCCTCAATCTCTTTTTTCTTTTTCGGGAAGTTCATTATCAGTTCTTCTTCTGTCCACCAATATGTGCGGATTATAAACCTTCCGTCCCTGTTGAGGTCGTAGCTGTTTGAGTCCGGGTCTTCTATTACCCTGAAGGGGCTTTCTCTCTCAAGCACCAGGTCTCCGTTGAACGGGTCGTACTGATAGTCTATATCAAAAGTGAGCCACCCTTTTCCACATATCAGCCCGTCCAGGAACATCATGCTTTCTCCGTAATGAGCGTTTGATGTGTCGTATGTGTGTTTTACGAGTTCGGTGAGTGCCTGCGAGACCTTTTCTGTCCCGCCCTTGCGGGGGTAAACCCTTACCATGTCCCGGTTCTGGCGCTCTATCCCTGAAAGAACGTTTACTGTGGGGAATATACGGTTGAATGTAAGCGCCGGCTTCCTGGATGCTTTGAGTATGTTCTTGTCTTCTTCGTTCCACTGGTCTCCCCAGTAGAACTTATAGTCCTCCTTAGCCCGATCCTTCCAGTTTCGGTTCCCCTCGGTTCCCTGCTTAAAGAACCCGTTGAGTTTTTTTGCTAAGTCCGGTTCTGTTCTTTTATTTGCCATGGATATTACAGTATACTCCCTTTATTGCTTTATTACTGCATCTTCTCCCCGCTTTTGTCTTGGCTGCGCACCGCAGGGGTTCGGTCTTTTTTGTTTCCTGTTTCTGACTCGGGTAAAGTATTGAGTCTATATATTCAGCGGCCCTGGGTGTGGCGCTCATTCTCTTTGCGTTATACTGCAGCGCCTGCTGTATCTGAAGGGGGTTTTCTTTTATATTCCTCTTTCCCGCTATTCTTCCTCTCTGTAGGTCATTGCATATAAAAAAGTCTCCCTGCATTTCTAACCTGTACCGGTGGTTAAGCTTCTGCGGGTGGTTCTGTAGTTCTGAAAATTTCATTAGTTTCCTCCTATACGGACATTGCCGTTGCGGCTTTCTTCTTACCCCAGTATTCTTCCCAGCTGGGTCTCTTTCTTCCCTTATACTCAGTCTCGGCAGCGTACTGAAGTCCGTGTATTGCGAGTATGTAGGCGGTCGCCCGGTCGGGGCTTTTCCCTATCTCCTTTTTAATCTTATCCTTTCCGAGTACATACTGCCGCCCGGTCCTGAATATGTATTTTGGAGTGGACAGCTCCTCTTTAAGGATATCGTCTTCCCATGTCAGCATTATTTCTCCGTTTTCAAACTTCTCCCCGGCCTCAAGCCACAGCTGCGATCGCCGGTTGTAGTACTCTGCCGGAACTTCTCCTTTTTTTCTGTGGGCCGGGTTCACCTCCAGCACCATGTAGTCGTTGCCGGCAAGCTCTCGCAGGCGGTCTGCTATGCCGGCTCCCGCCAGCCCTACCACCTCGATTACTGCCACGGACGCTTTATGTTTAACCACCATACGGTGGATGCGGGCCGCCGTGTCCATGGTGTTTTTCTTCCGGTAGATTTCCTCGTCAACTATGTCAGTGTTTTCCAGGGCGTATATCACGGTCTCGTCATCCCCGAACCGGGCCGGGTCGCAGGCTACCACCTTAAGTTCCGCCGGGAAGTTTACCTCCCTCTTTCCGGCCTCCTCTATCCAGTGGCGCTGGATTACTACGTCTTCTATGTCGTCGTCTTCCCAGGAGTTCATTACCATCCGGTTGTAGAGTTTCGGCTTCTTCGTCTTTAAAATCTCTATCTTGTACCTGAACGAGTCCGGGAGGTTGTGTATGTTGTCGTAAGTGGTGGCCTCTACCATACTTCCTATTTCGACTCCCTCTTCTTCCATTTCCTTTTTCATTTCTTCCGGGAGCTCCTCGAATACTCCTTCAAGTCCTCCGACCTTCCAGAGTTTCCATATCCAGTTATGGCCTTTTGAGTTGGCTACTATTATCCCCTGGGGTATTCCGCAGTCCTTTCGGCGCAGCCGCCCGAACAGCGTGAAGAACTCGTTGTCTGAGTCCAGTTCTTCGGCTTGCTCTATAGCGAACCATCCGAGGTTTATGTTCTGGATGTTGTTGAGTTCCTCAATGTGGCGGAACATTATCCGGCTGCCGTTAGGAAGCACTACGTCCCTGTGTGAGTTTATTTTTAGCCCGGTTAAATCTTCGAAGTCCTTGCAGGTGGAATCTTTTAAATCTGAAAACTCTTTCCTGAATACCACTCCCAGGTTTCCGGGGTATTCCTCACTTAAATACATTGCCTTGAGAATCAGACACATACTCTTCCCTGTGCCCCAGGCCGATACCATAGCCGGGAACATGGCCGTAGACTTCAGGAACTCCCCCTGGAACGGCTCAAGCTGTATATTAACTTCTGTCAAGGGCCGGGTTCCTTTTCCCTTTTTTGTCTTTTGCTTTTCCGTTTCCTTTCTGTTTGAACGTGATGTTTATGGTATTGCCTCCCGTGGGATTATCCACTTCGTACCTGTCGGACCAGCCGTAGTTGTTCTTAAGTATAAATATCGGCCCGCTTACCTGGCCGTGTCCTTTTAACAGTTCCCTGGCTATCCCCGCCTCGCAGCGGTCCCTGGACTGGTGTATTATTTTCTGGCGATCCTTATACCATTTCTTGTCGCTTTGCTGTGATTCCCCGCGGTAGTATCTGTTCATGTCCATTCGGTTTGTTCCCAGGTGGGCGGCAAGTTCAGTGTAGAGGGGTATGATATTTTTTTCCTCGCATTTATTAAAATAGTCGTCTACTTTAGCCTGGAGTTCAGCCACGCTCATTTTTGTTATAGTAGAGAGCATTCCGCCCCCTTGTGATGGTTTTTCCTTACTCATTTAATTTAATTTTAGTGTTATTTATAGGTGTGTGTCAATAGGTGTGTGGATTTATCGACGATATGTTTTATTGTTTATTAAGGCGGGTTTTCTTATATATAGATTTTTAAGTGTCTAATTCACTGTATCGTCCACGGGTGCCTTGCATAGCGGGCATTGTTTTTCTTCATTCATTTTGTTCCTCCTTCATTATCCCCAAGTTTTTCATTACCAACCCACACGCTATCTTATACCCCCGGTCAAATTCGCTGCCCTCTTTCGCACAACTCCAGTCGTTAATCTTCCTTACCATTTCTATGGCTTCGGTGAGTACTTTTTCTCGTTCGGGATTTGATTTATCGTTCATCTCTCCTCCTTCAGCCCTTTTTTCTTAAGCGCTCGCGCAGCCGCCTGATCTTCCCTAGGGCTATTTCATA